TACCGAAAATCAGAGCTGCCACATACCAACAGTCGAACCCGCTGACGGCTAAGTAGTGGTCAACCTGCGCCAGATAATGAGCCGGGATTTTCCCATCCGCCCACTTGTCCGCAGAAAACGGTGAAACCGTCTTGCATTCCAATCCTGCTTTCTGTCCAACGATCAGGCGGTCGAAGTCTGCCAGAAGCAGCGGATGTTCCTTGCTCTGATAGATAGCGTTTGCACGGCGCACCTTCAGACCGGTTGCTTCGGTAAATCGCTGTGCCACATAATCCTCCAAGTCACGCCCCTGCCGCATGGCCTCGTTGTCGATATTTTCAATGGTATCGCTGATTTTATCGTGGTACACCTGAAATGCAGAACGGTAGGGATTCAGGCCAAGAATAGCCCCGGCATCCGTGCCGGTAATGCCGCATTTGCGGTAGTGGAGCCAATCTTCTTTGGACAGGTTCCGTGTAGATACAAGCCTTTTCATGCAATGTTCAGCCTCTCTTTCATCTGTTCTTCTGCAATGGAGAAATCGTATTCCACCAAGTCCTTGATAATCGTGGAAAACTCATCCACCAAGGTACGGTCATCGTCCAGCCAGAGGGCATACAGGAAATCCAGAATGTTCCGCTGTACCCGGAGATGGTTCCAGAAACGCTCGTCCATCTGCTTTTCGGTGTCCAGCGTAATCAAGGCACTGACGATAGTGCTTTTCATCGTGATCTCGTATGCTGTGGTGCAGGTAGGCTTTGGAAAATCGGCTTCGATGATGTTCAGGAACTCAGAAAATTCCCGGACAGCCCGGTTGCTCACATCGTTCATACGTCCTCCTTTATGCTGCTGCCAGCACCATCTTGTAAGCCTTGTCGATCATGGGGTTGCCCTCTGCGGTGCGCAGGAACAGATTTTCGTTGTAGTTGCGAGTTTTACGGATGGGGTCTGCATGGGTAGCAAAGTCCGAAACAGCGTTCACAAACCGCCAGCCGTTCTTGCCAACCCATTCCAGATCGGGTGCATTATAATAGCGAGCCTTCAAGTCTTCCTGCAAGCGCAGGTTGTTCTTCCGCTGGCCATCGGTTAAGTCTTCCGTGATGGGGAAGAACTCGTTGATAAACTCCTGCACCTTGCGGTCAGACAGCTTGATGGTGGTCAGCTCATGGATGCCCTTGCCCAGTTCCCCCATATAGCCGTTGGCAAGCTGCAAGGTCTCACGGGCATCCTGCACCCGGAGCAAAACGTTTTCGGTGTGTCGTGCAGTCCAGATGCGCTTTGCAGTACCCAGAGCCAGATTCAGGGTGTTCTGGCAGACGACGCGAACAGGAGTCATGGCGACCTTGACACCAGAACTGCCATCGTGACTGTTGAAGAATACAAGATATGGGGTCACTTCGTCTCCGGCGATAATGTACTTCTCCGGCAGCTTTGCCAGCATCCAGACCTTCTTGCCGCCCTGCAAAGAGCCAGCAGTTTCATAAGTAACGCCCTCACCCAGCAGGTCATCCGTGAACTGAAATGCTTCTTCGTTCTGCACAATGCGGTAGCGGTCGGATACCACACCCAGAACAGCATCATCGGTGCTGCGGACGTTAGCTCGATAACCGGGGATCATAGCACCAGCACCGGAATAGATGTTGCGGCTTTCCACCTGCCAATCCAGACCAGCCAGTTCCAAGGCTTCACGGCTTGCAGGGGCATCCATAACGATACGGCCAAGACCATGCCAAGGGGTCTCACGGACAGAGAACATGGTTTCAACATTTGCGGACATAATCTTTACCTCCAAAATTTTTGATTGTCTTATTTCTTTTCGATTTGATGAGCCGTCCAGACAATGATTTTCGCAACACCTTTTCCGACTGCTTTCATCACCTCCACCAATACTTTTTCAAAGATTTCTGCCATTGATTTTTCCTCCGTTTTCTGTAAAAATCAAAGACCAGTAAGCTGATGTGGTTGCTTACTGGTCTTTCTATCCAAGGGTATAATATATCATTATATCTGCTTCAGATACGCCTAACTTGTACCAAATGTGTCCACTGTGTCAGTGTTTTTGCGAATCAGTCTTATGTTTTCGTGTCTTTCAGGTGTTTTATGGGTGGAGATATAAGGATATAATAAAACTTGTTTTGAAAATCTCTGACACAACCGGCACAGCCGACACAGCCTCCTAATTCTGCGTTTTCGACCAGATTCCCACAACCACCGTGAGATCCTGCCATTCATTTTTGCGGATTCCCTGATTTCGGGATGCCTTAAAAGCCTTTGCCTCCTCGAAGGAAATCGAAAAGCGTGCCATCTCTACAAAGCCATCCATCGTATATGCTGCGGCGTTCCTCGCCTGTACCTCTGACATCTGAAAGTCGAGTACCCAGCGAAATTCTTCATTTGTCAAGGGCGTGATTTGCGCCACACAGCTGTTGATAAGCTCCCGATCAACATCGTTCTTTGATGCCCGCTGCCATTCATCCAGCTTCTGCGAGATCAGATTCATGTCCAGCGCTCCACTGCGTTCATCCTCCTGTTCTACGCTCTCATACTGGGATTGCAGATCTGCGATCTGGTTGTCTAAGCCTTTGCGACGTTCCATAAGTTCCTGTTTGGTGATGATGCCGTCTGCACACAGGTCAATATACTTGTCCAGCCGCTCTCTCTGCTTAGCGATGCTCTTTTCCAGCATTGCCTTTCTGGAAATACGCACAGTCTTTTCCTCTGCCATGCAGCGGTTCAGAATCCGGTATACCTCTTTGACGGTCTTGCCTTTGTCAAATGTGAGATGTTCAAACACCTTTGCCGCCATCAAGTCCAGCTTCCACTCACTGATAGCCTTGATTTGGCAGCTGATGCTCAAATCAAGGCCATGTTCCTGCAAATAGCTGATGCTCGGCCTGCGTGTACGGCGATAGCACTGAAATCCATGAATTACAGCACCATCCCGGTTCACACGCCACTTGAACTGAATAAATCCTGCACCGCAGCTGCAACGCAATTTTGCCGTCCAGACCGACTTTGGCGTATTTCTCATGTACTTGTGCTTTTTTCCGTTTTCATCGATTACTCGTGCTGATCTCGATGCCAAAATCTGCTGGCATCTCTCCCACATTTCTTCCGAAACCAATGGTTCAAAATCCCCTTTCACATAGATGTAGCTGCTTTCATCCAGATTTTTGATACGCTTCTGCGTCAAATAGCCGTCACTATGGGATTTATTATAGCAAATGCATCCCTTATAGGTTGCATTGTGCAGGACCCGACTCACCTTGGAAGCGTCCCACGAAACATGACCTCCCGCATCCAACCGTCCAAGACGATACAACTCTGCGACTATTTTCTGTAGGCCGACTTCACCACTCGAATACATCTGGAAAATCAACCTTACAGTTTCAGCCTGTTCCGGTTCGGGAACATAGGTTCCATTCTCCCTGCGGAATCCCAAGATGTTTCCGTTGCCATACAGAATGTGCCTTTCCCGACTGATTTTCTGCCCTGCTTTCACACGTTCTGAGATTTTGCGGCTTTCATCCTGTGCCATGGAAGACATGAGCGACAGTCGGAGTTCGCCATCATCGGCAGCCGTGTTGATACCGTCATTGATAAAAAGCACATCCACGCCCATAGCCTTCATCTGGCGCGTATAGGACAAAGCATCCACCGTATTTCGTGCAAAGCGGCTCACCTCACGGGTAATGATAAGGTCAAATTTATCTTTCCTTGCATCCTCCATCATACGCAAAAACTCTGGCCTCTTCTGTGCTTGTGTTCCGGTGATGCCTTGGTCTACGTAGACCTCCACAATTTCCCAGTCCGAATGCCGGGAACATTCGATTTTATACCACTCCAACTGATTTTCCAGCGCATTGATTTGCGCCTCATGCTCTGTTGAGACACGAGCATATACTGCTACTCGCATGTTTTTACCTCCATTTTCTTGCTTTTTCGGATAAAAAGAAAGGCTCTGGCAGAATCCTCCACCAGAGCCTTTCTCTGTTGCTTACGAAGCCTTTGCAGGCGGTTCTTCCTCCTGCTCACGCTTCATCCGAAGGAAGTTCTGATAGGTAGGCAGGTTCAGCAGTCCTGCCGCAAAAAGAGCTTCGATCAGACAGTAAGCCATCGCCTTTTCGTCAACGTCCATCATCGTAACACCTCCGTAGTGCTTGTGATCGTGCTTCGGCTCACAGATATAACGTATCATCGAAAAGTCAGACGTTACGGACGAAGGCGGATACCATAGAATCCCCACACCGGGTTTTCTGAGGCGGTGAGACGCTTTCGGTCACGAACACCGCCAGCCTGCTCCATGTACTTGTTGAACGCTGTAGCGCTGCACGGACATGTGCCGTTTTCATCACAACAGGCCTCATATGCCCTCCTCAAATCAGATGTAGCAGTAAAATAGTTGTAGTCACCCATTTCGCAGTGGTTTTCAAGGAACTCTTTAAGATAGTCCATTGAGTTTTTCCTCTGTATCCCTCTCATGCAGTCCACATCAGGAATCGGCGGAAACTGCCAGCCTTGCTTCATCAGTTTTCGGGCATACTGAAGTGCTTTCGTCACGATTGCATCGCGCTCCTTCCAGAGTTTTTTAGCAAGATCCGGGTCTCTCTCATCCTTCGGAACAGATTTCATGAACGGAAGGAAGATAATCCGGTCAAGAAATGCCGGATCGTTTGAATCGATTCTCAGGGGAAAATTGGTCGCAAACAAAAACTTCATATTATGGTCGAGCTTTAGAGACCCCTGATTTTTGCGCTGGATTTCGATGCTGTCTCCACCGGTAATCCGCTTCAGCTTGGACACTGCACTCGCATTCAACACTTCCTGCGGAAGATCCAAGGAGATGTTGATTCTGGAGTACAGCAGCGACTCCGTTTCAAACTTACCGCCCAGTTCACCAAGCGAGAGGTTGCTCACCGAGTTTTCCGGATAAAGTTTCTGTATGGTATTGCCCAAGATACTCTTGCCAGAGTTCGGAGCATACCCCATAACGAAGAAATATTTTCCGTTTGAAGGCTCAATCAGAAGATACCCAAGTGACATCATAAAACGTTCCTTCAGATCTTCACGCCCCTCAGTAATCGTATCGAGAAACTCGTCGAACACCGGGCATTCGGCATCTTCATCATAGCAAGCATCCAGAACGGTAAATGTTATACGCTTGGAGCTATGATGTTTCAGCTTCATTTTATTGAGATACAAGATCCCGTTTTTCAAAGGACAATATGGTTTATCTTTGGTTTTGGCTAATTCTCCTTCAAATAATTCCTTCCATCGCCTTTCAACAGTTTTTTGTTTTATTCCTATTGCAGGGTTCTCAATCAATGAATCAAAGCCGTCTCTAATCAAATTTTTCAGCCATTCACTTGCTTCATAATTCCTTTCGTTCTTTATTAACCACAAAATATCGTCATTGTCGGCTCTATCTTCATTGCACCAAAGCAAATACATAAAAAATTCCGCATTTGCTGAAGTCACATAAAATCGTCCTTTTGATTGACTTTTTTGTCTGAGCAGCTCATGTGCATTGATACTTTTCGATTTCATTGGAATTGGTCCAACGACTGTGTCAATTGCATAATAAAGACGCTTTCGAAGCGATCTCATAAATTCCGTTTCATCTGTTTCTTCTAATACACCTCGATTGTCTAGATAATTCATTACCATTTTGCGTGTTATTAATTTACTTTTTTCTCCACTTTTACCTACTATTTTTCTGGATTTTTCATCAGAAATATCATAATCATCCACAATCCACTGTAATATTGCTTGGTCAAGTGATATATCGTTCCTTGAACTACTTTTTTTCTCTCCTTTATTTTCCATAATCTTTCTTCTACAATCTGCAAAAAACAAAACCCTCCCCGGCAAAACCATTCAGTTTCACCGGGGAGGGTTTATCATACGTTTATCTTCCCATGTTTTGCAGGATTAGTGCATCTTCATGCAACAATCTTACTTTCTGGGATTTTTGATCGCAGCCTGAGCGGCAGCCAGACGTGCGATGGGCACACGGAAGGGAGAGCAGCTGACGTAGTCCAGGCCGACGTTGTGGCAGAACTCCACGCTCGTGGGGTCGCCGCCGTGCTCGCCGCAGATGCCCAGGCCCAGATCGGGACGGGTCTCACGGCCGTCGTGGGCAGCCATCTTCACCAGCTTGCCAACACCGATCTGATCCAGGTGCTGGAACGGATCGCTCTCGTAGATCTTGTTCTCGTAGTATGCGCCCAGGAACTTAGCAGCGTCATCACGGCTGAAGCCGAATGTCATCTGGGTCAGGTCGTTGGTGCCGAAGCTGAAGAACTCAGCCTCCTTGGCGATCTCGCCGGCAGTCAGAGCTGCACGGGGGATCTCGATCATGGTACCGACCTGATACTTCATATCAACGCCAGCAGCAGCGATCAGCTCGTCAGCAACCTTGACGACAACGTCCTTGACGAACTTCAGCTCCTTGACCTCGCCAACCAGCGGGATCATGATGTGCGGGGTGATCATGTAGCCGGTCTCAGCGGAGACGTTCAGGGCAGCCTTGATCACAGCGCGGGTCTGCATAGCAGCGATCTCGGGATAGGTAACAGCCAGACGGCAGCCACGGTGACCCATCATGGGGTTGAACTCGTGCAGAGAAGCAACCACGTTCTTCAGGTCCTCGAAGGTCATGCCCATGTCGGCAGCCAGCTCCTTGATGTCCTCGTCCTTGGTGGGCAGGAACTCGTGCAGCGGCGGATCCAGGTAACGGATGGTCATCGGGCGCTCACCCATGATGCGGTACATGGCCTCGAAGTCACCCTGCTGGAACGGCTCAACCTTGGCCAGAGCAGCCTCGCGCTCTTCCACGGTGCGTGCGCAGATCATCTCACGGACAGCCTTGATGCGGTCCTCAGCGAAGAACATGTGCTCGGTACGGCACAGGCCGATGCCCTCAGCACCCAGGTCCACTGCCTGCTGTGCGTCGCGCGGGTTGTCGGCGTTGGTCATGACCAGCAGCTGACGAGCGGCGTCAGCCCAGCCCATGAAGCGGTTGAAGTTCTTGTTGCCGGTAGCGGCCACAGTAGCGACCTGCTCGCCGTAGATGTTGCCGGTAGAACCGTCGATGGAGATCCAGTCGCCCTCAACGAACTTGTGGCCGTTGATCTCGAAGGTCTTAGCCTCTTCGTCGATCTTCACGTCATTGTCGTTGCCGCAGCCGGAGACACAGCAGGTGCCCATGCCGCGAGCAACAACGGCTGCGTGACTGGTCATGCCGCCGCGGACGGTCAGGATGCCCTGAGACACCTGCATGCCCACGATATCCTCGGGAGAGGTCTCCAGACGCACCAGAACGACCTTCTTCATCTTGCCGGACTTGACCATCTCCTCTGCCTCTTCAGCAGTAAAGACGATCTGGCCGCAAGCGGAACCGGGAGAAGCTGCCAGGCCCTTGCCGACGACCTCTGCAGCCTTCAGGGCAGCAGCGTCGAACTGGGGATGCAGCAGGGTGTCCAGCTGCTTGGGCTCCACGCGCAGGACAGCCTCCTGCTCGGTGATCATGCCCTCGTCCACCAGGTCGCAGGCGATCTGCAGAGCAGCCTGAGCGGTACGCTTGCCGTTACGGGTCTGCAGCATGTACAGGTGGCCGTCCTCGATGGT